TGAAAGACAAAGCAGGCCCTGAAAAACTTCAAGGATACTGGATCTTAGAACTGGGCGAACTAGCTGGCATGCGAAAAACCGATGTGGAGGTTGTGAAATCCTTTATTTCAAGATCCGATGATAAATATCGTGCCAGTTATGGGGTGAATGTTGAAAGCCACCCACGTCAATGTATCATTGTCGGTTCAACTAATGCAGAAAGTGGATTTTTGCGAGACATCACGGGTAACCGAAGATTCTGGCCAGTGCGTATTAGTGGCGATGGTAAAAGAAAAGCATGGCAGATGTCCGTATACGATGTAGAGCAGATTTGGGCAGAAACTTTGGTGCTGTATAGCCAAGGTGAAAAGCTCTATTTAGAAGGCAGTGATGTAGAGTTGGCAACGAATGAGCAGGCAGATGCCATGGAGAGTGATGAGCGAGAAGGGCTTGTTCGCACTTACCTCGATACGCTTTTACCCGATGATTGGAATGCCTTGTCCTTATACGAGCGAAGAAACTACCTAAACGGTAGTGAATTTGGTGGGGAATCCCGTGTCGGTACGGTAGAACGCACCCTTGTTTGCAATATGGAAATTTGGTGTGAATGCTTTGGAAGGGATGCCTCCGCCATGAAACCTGCGGACTCCTATGCCATTGCAGGCATTATGAAAAAGATTAATGGGTGGAACAAGTACCAAGGGAACAAGAACGGAACAAGTAATTTTCCCATTTACGGTAGGCAACGTTGTTACGAGAAGAATGAGTAAGGTCGTTCCTTGTTCCTTAGTTGTTCCTTATGCTTGTTCTCTTAAAAACCCAGTCATTACCGATGATTTGGCTTTACTGGAATGAGTGGAACAAGAGTTTTACTACTTAGTAATAAATTAATAAATAGTAGTAGTAAGGCATCGTGAGCGTGTGTATGCGCGCGTATAGGAAAAACGTTAAAAGTTGTGCTTGTTGTTCCTAATCAATTTATGGAGGTCATTTATGCAAGAAAAATATATAGAACAAAAACTGGTAGCGACAGTAAAAAGCATGGGAGGTATTGCCCCGAAATTTGTGAGTCCTGGAATAGATGGAATGCCTGATCGCATTGTACTACTTCCCATGGGAAGAATCGCCTTTGTCGAATGTAAGGCGACAGGAAAAAAGATGCGACCTTTACAAAATAAAAGAAAGAAGCAATTAGAGGCATTAGGCTTTCTAGTTTATTGCCTTGATGATGTAGAACAGATTGGAGGGATACTTAGTGAAATACAAGCCACATGAATACCAACGCTATGCCACTGAATTTATTTTATCCCATCCCATATCTGCTGTATTTCTTGAGATGGGTTTAGGTAAAAGTGTGATTACCTTATCCGCCATCTTTGATTTGTGTTTAGATAGCTTTCTCGTTTGCAAGGTTTTAGTCATTGCGCCTTTAAGAGTCGCAAGGGACACATGGCCAGCAGAAATCAATAAGTGGGATCATCTAAAAGGACTCTCTTACTCGGTGGCAGTCGGAACAGAAAAAGAAAGAATCGATGCCCTCAAGAAACAATCAACGCTATACATCATCAACCGTGAGAACGTGGATTGGTTGGTTCATAAAAGTGGTATTCCTTTTCATTTTGATATGGTGGTCATTGATGAGCTGTCATCATTTAAGTCTTATGGAGCAAAGCGGTTTAAGAGTCTACTTAAAGTAAGACCCTCTGTAAAAAGAATAGTCGGCCTTACCGGTACTCCCTCCAGTAATGGATTGATGGATTTATGGGCTGAATTTCGAATTCTTGATTTGGGTCAAAGGCTAGGACGCTACATTAGTCATTATCGAAATACCTATTTTAAGCCAGATAAGAGAAACGCACAGATTATATTTTCATATAAACCACTGCCCGGTGCTGAAGAGGAAATCTACAAACAAATATCAGACATCACCATTTCTATGAAATCTACCGATTATCTCAAGATGCCTGAATATGTTAGCAATGAGGTGCTTGTCACTTTAAGCGACAAGGAATGGAAAGTCTATTCAGATTTTAAGGAAGAAATGGTGGCTAACTTAGGCGATGAAGAAATTGATGCGGTTAATGCGGCAGTCCTTTCTGGAAAACTGTTACAGATGGCAAATGGTGCAGTATACGATAGCGAAAATAAAGCTCATGTGATTCATGAAAAAAAGCTAGATGCCTTGGAAGATTTAATCGAAGGAGCAAATGGGAAACCGGTCCTTGTTGCTTATTGGTATAAGCATGATTTAGAACGGATTAAAGAGCGATTTCCGGTAAGGCAAATTCAGTCATCAAAGGATATTGAGAATTGGAATGATGGCAAGATACCCATTGCTGTTATTCATCCAGCTAGTGCAGGTCATGGTCTTAATCTTCAAAGCGGGGGTTCAACGCTTATCTGGTTTGGTCTGACCTGGTCACTAGAGCTGTATCAGCAAACCAATGCAAGACTATATAGGCAGGGTCAAAAGAATACAGTTATTGTTCACCACATTATCACCAAAAACACCATCGATGAAGACGTACTGCTTGCACTCACAAAAAAGGAGAAAACTCAAGATGCCTTGATTGATGCGGTAAAGGCGAATTTAGAGGTGATGCGATGACAGAACCTTATCAAAACTTAGCCAATGCCATTATCTTAATGGCTGTTAAAGATTATAGAGATGCCTTAAAGAAACTAAAGAAACGGCCTAAATATGGACCTGCACAAGATTTGAAAAACGAGGTGGAGAGGTTCTTCCGCTCTTATTGGTATAGAGAACTTACCTCTGTTGATGGAGAAATCCTAATCAAAAAGCTACAAGCGGAGGTGAGCGAACAATGAAAGCAAAAGAATATTTACACCAAGCCTACAGGCTAGACAAACGAATCCAATCGAACATTGAGGAAATGGAAAGGCTAAGAGAGTTATCGACCAGTGTTTCCTCCCCCAGCTGGGGTGAGAGAATACAAACACAAAGGCATACCGATGCTTTGTTTGTCAGATACCTGGAGCGAATTGAAGAATTACAAATCAAGATTAATGATGAGGTGGATCATCTTGTAGCACTTAAAGCTGAGATTCGAGATGTGATTAATAAAGTAACGGATATCGATGAACGCATGGTGTTACGTTACCGCTACGTTCATAACTTAACTTGGGAGCAAATCGGTGATGAGTTGAACGCTGATAAGAGTACCATTCGCAGATGGCATGGCAATGCCTTAAATCATGTTATTGTACCTGAAAATCCAATAACTATTCAAAAGTTGAACAGCAATGAGCACTTTTGAGCAGAGATAAGCACCTCATCTTCATGTTACATTATAATCAGCAAGATAGAATACTTACCAAGCCTTGTGGGCCATGCCCTGCAGGGCTTTTTCTATGCCCAGAAAGCGAGGTGATACGATGCCAAGAAAACCGAAACGACCGTGCAGTACTCCGGGTTGTCCAAACTTAACCGAGGGTCAGTATTGTGATGACCATAAATTAATTGAGCGTAGGCGTTATGACAAGTACCAACGGTCAAAGGATGTTAATAAAAAGTACGGCAGAGCCTGGAAAAGAATCCGTGACCACTATGCACGAGAACATCCACTGTGTGAGATGTGTGAAGCGGACGGAAGACTAACTCCTACTGATGAGGTGCATCACATCCTTCCTGTTTCTCAAGGTGGCACTCATAATAAAAATAATTTGATGTCCTTATGTAAATCCTGCCACAACAAAATTCATTTAGAACTTGGTGATAGACAGATTCGTAGATGACCCAAGGGGGAGGTCAAATCTCTAGACCTCTTATGGCGGACAACGGCCTGGGGCTTCGCGTGTAAAAATCAGAAATCAAAGGGGGTATTAAAGACTTTTAGGAAAGTGGGGTGAAAACATGGCGAAAGACGGTACAGCAAGAGGCGGTCAGCGTGTTGGTGCTGGAAGAAAATCAAAGGCTCTAACCGACAAAATAGCTGATGGCAGATTAAATGGTGCCATGGTACTGCCAGAGCCAATGGATATCGAAGGTGCAGATGTGCCAGCTGTAAAAGATTATTTAAAGGCTACCCAGAAAAATGGCAAAGACCTCTGCGCAGAAGATATTTATATCGAAACTTACAAGTGGCTGAAAGATCGTAGCTGCGAAATGTTAGTAAACAACCAGCTAATCGAGCAGTATGCCATGAGTGTTTCTCGTTGGATTCAGTGTGAAGAGTGTATTTCAGAATATGGCTTTCTTGCCAAGCATCCAACGACATCAGCTGCCATCGCATCACCTTATGTTGCGATGAGTCGTGAATACATGAAACAGGTCAATCAGTGTTGGTATCAGATTTACCAGATTGTAAAAGAAAACTGCTCTGTGGAGTTTGGCGGCAGAAGTCCACAGGATGATTTGATGGAGCGGTTATTATCGGCTCGGAAAGGAAAATAAAATGAAAAAATATAGAACGTGTGAAAGTGTATGTAAAGGTCATCCCGATAAACTATGTGACCTTATTTCAGACAGCATTTTAGATGCGTGTTTAAGAAAAGATAAATCCTCTCGTGTTGCTTGCGAGGTGATGGCTACCAAAGGACACATCATTGTTGCCGGTGAGATAACCTGCTCAAAGAGAATTGATATCAGAGGTGTTGTCCGCCGTGTTCTTACGGATGTGGGCTACAATCCTAGAAAGTTTTTAGTCTTTGTCTATGTCCATCAACAAAGTAAAGATATCGCAGGTGGTGTGGATAGGGCATTGGAATCTCGTGAGGGTGATACGTCATGGTATTCCATGTTAGGTGCTGGTGACCAAGGCACCGTTTATGGCTATGCCACCAATGAAACTAGTGAGAAACTACCTCTCCCCTTAGTCTTATCCCATGCCATTTGCGAAAAGCTGGATAAGGTGATGAAGAATGGTGTAATCAAAGACATTGGCCCAGATGGTAAGGCTCAAGTGACGGTGGAATATGAAGGTGACAAACCAAAACGAATTAAGACCATCGTTGTCTCCGTTCAACACAGTGCAGATAAAGATTTAGATGTCCTTAGAAATGAAGTCATTGCCCAGGTGCTTTGGCCTGTCTTTGAGAAGTATCCATTTGACGTTGAGACTGAGATCCTTATTAATCCTAGTGGACGATTTGTTGAAGGTGGACCAGCAGCTGATACCGGTCTTACGGGAAGAAAAATCATGGTTGATACCTATGGCGGATTAGCCGCTCATGGTGGCGGTGCGTTTTCAGGAAAAGACCCGACAAAAGTTGACCGCAGTGGTGCCTATATGGCAAGGGCGATTGCAAAGAATATCGTTCGATGTGGCTTTGCGAAGCGATGCCAGGTAGCGATTTCCTATGCAATTGGAAAAGCAGATCCTGTTGCTCTTGAGATTGATACCTTTGGAACAGGGACGATTGAGGAAAGTACCCTTTGCCGTGCTGTGTTAGATGTATTCAATCTAAGACCTGCAGCCATTATTGAAAAGCTAAAACTGACGGATGTCATTTATGCAGATACAGCTACTTACGGCCATTTCAGATATGGCTTAAGCACGTGGGAATTTCTAGATTGCTATACAGAACTAAGGGAGGCGGTAAACAAATATGTTGATTGAAAAGAAGAACACAAAAGACCTCATCCCTGCAACATACAATCCTCGTAAAGATTTGAAACCAGGAGATGCAGAATACGATAAATTAAAACGATCCATTGAACAATTTGGTTATGTAGAGCCGGTTATCTGGAATAAGGTGACCGGCCATGTTGTTGGTGGGCATCAAAGACTGAAGGTTCTCATGGATATGGGCATCACAGAAGTTGAGTGTGTCATCATTGAAATGGACGAAGAAAAAGAAAAAGCACTCAACATCGCGCTCAATAAAATCAGCGGTGATTGGGACAAGGATAAATTGGCCCTTTTAATTTCAGATTTACAAGGTGTAGATTTTGATGTTTCCCTAACTGGATTTGACCCTAAAGAACTGGATGACTTATTTAAGGACACATTGAAAGAGGGGATCCACGATGATGACTTTGATGTGGAGACAGAACTAAAAAAGCCTGCCATCAGCAAGCTTGGTGACATCTGGACGCTTGGCAGACACAGGCTTATCTGTGGTGACTCCACAAAGGAAGAAACCTATGATGTGCTGATGAATAAAAAGAAGGCAAACTTGTGTGTAACAGACCCTCCCTACAATGTGAATTATGAAGGTGCTGCAGGGAAAATCAAAAATGACCATATGGGAAATGATGCCTTTTATCAATTCCTTTTAGACGCCTTTATCAATATCGAAGAAGTGCTGGCAGACGATGCCTCCATCTATGTATTTCATGCCGACACCGAAGGGTTTAATTTTAGAAAAGCTTTCTCGGATGCCGGTTTTTATTTGTCTGGCTGTTGTATCTGGAAAAAGGACTCACTTGTACTGGGGCGTTCTCCTTATCAATGGCAGCACGAACCTGTGCTGTTTGGCTGGAAAAAGAAAGGCAAGCATCAGTGGTATACGGGCAGGAAAGAAACCACCATCTGGGAATTTGATAAGCCGAAGAGAAATGGAGACCATCCTACGATGAAACCTATCCCTCTGCTCGCCTATCCGATTTTGAACTCCTCGATGACTAACACCATTGTGCTAGATCCTTTTGGCGGCAGTGGTAGCACCTTAATTGCTTGTGAACAATCAGAGCGCATTTGCTACACGGCAGAATTAGATGAAAAGTTTTGCGATGTCATTATCAAACGCTACATTGAACAGGTCGGAACTTCTACTGATGTCAGCGTCCAAAGGGATGGGCTGAGCTACAACTATGATGAACTGGAGGTTGCTGATGGATAAATTAACCCTTGGCAGTCTTTTTGATGGTTCAGGTGGTTTTCCTTTAGGCGGTTTAATTTCTGGTATTACCCCAGTATGGGCATCGGAGATTGAACCGTTTCCTATTAGGGTCACAACGAAAAGGCTGCCTTTTATAAAACATTACGGCGATATTTCTTACATGGATGGCAGTAAGATAGAACCGGTAGATATTATTACTTTTGGCTCACCTTGTCAGGATTTATCCATAGCAGGTAAGCGTGATGGCTTGGATGGTAAACGTTCAAGTCTTTTTTATGAAGCCATCCGAATTATAAAAGAAATGAGGTGTGCTACAGATGGCAAAAAACCAAGATATATTGTCTGGGAAAACGTCCCTGGAGCCTTCTCATCAAACAAAGGAGAAGATTTCAGATGTGTCCTTGAAGGCATCTGCCACATCAAGGATGAAACCTTATCAGTTCCTAAGATTGATAAATGGAAACAAGCAGGAACTATTGTGGGAGATCATTTTTCCCTTGCCTGGCGAGTACTTGACGCTCAATACTGGGGAGTTCCCCAACGAAGAAAACGCATCTTCCTTGTCGCAGATTTTGCAGGTGGGGGTGCCGGAGAAATACTATTTAAGTCAGAAGGCTTGTCTGGGTATTCTAAAAAGAGCATCCGCTCGTGGCAAGGAACTGCCAGCAACTTTGCAGACAGCACTGGAGAGACAGGCACAATCTGCTTAAATGACCAAGGCGGAGAACGAATGGATGTGACAACCGATATCACTTGCACTTTAAGAGCGAAATCAAATCATCCTCCTTGCATCATGGACTCTGCAGTTTTTGATAATCACGGAAAGGATACACGTTTTACTGGACCGATAGATGTTGCACCAACGATTTCAGCGACCTATGGAACAGGCGGCAACAACCAACCATTTGTTGTGGAGAATTCTAAGACTTATGATGTGCGATTTACCTCGGAAGGAACTGTAAATGCCCGTTCCAATGTTTACGAAAGTGATACGGCAAGAACGATTGATACGTCGGGTAATGCACCGGACAGCAATCAAGGTGGTATTGCAGTGGTGGAATCTTATGGTTTACAAGGTTCTATGATAGGAAGGGCAGATAAGAATGGACCTCAAGGTGATGGTGTGAATGAAGAGCTTAGCTTTACTTTAAATACAGTAGATAAACACGCTGTGGTCTATGCCATTGATAGAGAGTCATTTAACTGCGGTCAAAACTATGCTAGAAACCTTGGAATTACTGAAGATGGAATTAATTCAACACTGAAGGCACAAGGTCCCAGTGCTGTTGCAACTCCTACCTACTCATCCAGTAAGGCATCGTTTTTTACAGATGCCAAAGAGGAACTGGCCAATACTTTAGTGGCTACAGATTACAAGGATCCACCACTTATCAATGATAATGACGGGATAGATTATACGGTGAGAAGACTAACTCCAACTGAGTGTGCAAGACTGCAAGGTTTTCCAGATTGGTGGTGCAGTGATTTAGGCATAGAGACCCCAACGATGGATGACCTTCGGATTTGGTATGACATTTTTGAAACATTCCGTGAAGCAACGGGAGCTTACACCAAACCTAAGACACTGAAGCAAATCACGAAGTGGCTTAAAAACCCTCATTCAGATTCTGCAGAATATAAGATGTGGGGTAATGGAGTAGCCCTGCCCAATGTATGTTTTGTCCTATCGGGCATTGTTTGGTTTACACAATTAGAGGTGAAATATTAAGTCTCATTTCTACACCTAAAAAGCGAGAAATAGCTTGATATATCAGTGCTTTAGAGTGATATATGTACATACCAAAACAAAAGGAGGTTTTGTACATGGTCATTAACTATAACGTAACAGGAGCAGAAAGAAAAAGGCTGGTCGCAGCTCTTAGTAATCTCACAGGAGTTAAAGATAAGTACCTTGGAATGCCTAGCATGGCTTATGAGGTAGGTGACTTTACCATCGACAAGAATGGAAACCTTGAACTCAGTGACAAGGTAAACAGCGAAGAAATCGAACGTGTGGCTGGGCATTTAGCAAGCGAGGGCTTTACCCCAGAGAAAGAAAGTAAGGGCACACAGGCCGCACAAACGGCGGACAGCGGAGCATTTGGTCTTTGTATTTCTATGCCAAGAAGTAGCTTTACTGAAACGGCGCTAGATAACGTAAAGGCAATCACTCAGGCGAAAGGAAAACTCATCCGTCATGCCCTTCAGCTAGATGATTTACCGATTGAGATTACAGAAGACCAAGTCTCATTTCCTTGGTTTGAAGAAATGCCTTCACCAGAAGAGGTACAAGCGTATACCCACTTGGTTTCTGCACTTTGTGAGATGGCAAGGAATCAAAAACGCATCACGGTGAAAGAGAAAGAAGTAGAGAATGAAAAATACGCCTTCAGATGCTTTTTACTCCGCCTTGGCTTTATTGGAAAAGACTATAAAGATGAGCGAAAAATACTGCTTAGAAACCTGACAGGTTCATCGGCATTTAAAGGAGGAGCAAAAAATGAGGATAATTAGCAAAGAACGGTTACAAAATCTTCGTGAGAAGTACCCTGTAGGCTGCCGAGTAGAATTACTAAGAATGGATGATATTCAAGCTCCAATGATTGGCACAAAAGGAACAGTCATAGGTGTTGATGACATCGGCTCCATAATGGTGTCTTGGGATACAGGCTCCAATTTATCCGTAGTCTTTGGAGAAGACCTTTGCAGGAGGGTTTAAGATGACAAGTAAGATAAAAGAGCAGATTATTGCCATTCGAGATACAGGCCTTACCAATATGTTTGATGTGAACACAGTCCAAAGAATCGCACATGAGATGGAATTTTATGAGTTGGTCATTTTTCTTGAAGAAGAAAAAATCAAGTATGTAAACTTCATTTTGACTGGTAAGGGAGAATGAAGCATGTGGAAAAAAGGTAGCATCAAAGTTCGGGACAATATCATCCGCTATTGGATAAAATGCTATGAAAGAGGTTCAAAATTTGGAATTGACGAAGGACGCATCTCTAAGCTCATGCTTAAGCGAGACGGTGAGATTGTCGCAAATTATGACCGAGGCTGGGATATGAAGCCCGCTGATGAAGAGACAGAGTTTGCACTTAGCATACTACTAAAAGAATACAATTAACGATTACTAGAGGACAGTGCCAACATTGGCTCTGTTTCTCGTATAGAAAGAGTAATAAGGCTTGCTTGATGCAGGTCTATTTTTATGCTCATATTGAAGGAAGGTGACCGCAATCAGAAAACTAAAGAAATATAAACCGACACCTTTTATGGCTAAGGACTCTATCTACGATAAAGACGCTGCAGATTATGCGGTCAACTTTATTGAATGTTTAAGTCATACCAAAGGGAAATGGTCTGGAAAACCATTTGAACTGATTGATTGGCAAGAACAAATTATTAGAGACCTCTTTGGCACACTGAAACCAGATGGCTATCGGCAATTTAATACCGCCTATATTGAGATTCCTAAGAAAATGGGGAAATCTGAATTAGCGGCAGCTGTCGCACTACTGCTTACTTGTGGTGATGGTGAAGAAAGAGCCGAGGTTTATGGTTGCGCCGCAGACAGGCAACAGGCATCCATTGTTTTTGAAGTGGCTGCTGACATGGTGCGTATGAGTCCGGCACTGAGTAAACGAGTCAAAATCTTATCGGCAACAAAACGGATCATTTTCCAACCGACTAATAGTTTTTATCAAGTGCTGTCAGCAGAGGCCTATTCAAAGCATGGATTTAATATTCATGGTGTTGTTTTTGATGAGCTGCATACGCAGCCCAACAGAAAACTCTTTGATGTCATGACCAAAGGTTCTGGTGATGCCAGAACGCAGCCCCTATATTTTCTGATCACCACGGCAGGCTCTGATACAAAATCAATCTGCTATGAAACCCATCAGAAAGCCAAAGACCTCATGGAGAAAAGAAAGATTGATCCAACCTTTTATCCGGTTATTTATGGAGCAGATGAGTCCGATGATTGGACCAGTCCAAAGGTGTGGAAAAAAGCGAATCCAAGCCTTGGCATAACGGTAGGGATTGATAAGGTAAAAGCCGCTTGTGAATCAGCCAAGCAAAACCCTGCAGAAGAGAATGCCTTTAGACAGCTAAGGCTTAATCAGTGGGTCAAACAAGCTGTTCGATGGATGCCAATGGATAGATGGGATAAATGCGCCTTTGCTGTAAATGAAGAGGATTTGCTTGGCAGAGTATGTTATGGCGGACTAGACCTTTCTAGCTCCATTGATATTACTGCCTTTGTATTGGTGTTTCCTCCCCTAGATGAGGATGATAAATACATCATTCTTCCCTACTTTTGGCTGCCAGAAGAAACTCTAAGTGCCAGGGTCAACCGTGACCATGTTCCCTATGATGTCTGGGAAAAGCAGGATCACCTTAAAACAACCGAAGGCAATGTGGTCCATTACGGTTTTATTGAGAAGTTTATTGAAGAACTTGGCGAAAAGTACAACATTCGTGAGATTGCTTTTGACCGTTGGGGAGCCGTACAAATGGTTCAAAACCTAGAAGGCATGGGCTTTACTGTTGTCCCCTTTGGTCAAGGATTTAAGGATATGAGTCCACCGACTAAGGAACTGATGAAATTAACGCTAGAAGAAAAGGTTGCTCATGGTGGGCATCCTGTACTTCGTTGGATGATGGATAACATTTTTGTTCGAACAGACCCGGCAGGCAACATCAAGCCGGACAAGGAAAAATCATCAGAAAAGATTGATGGTGCAGTGGCAACGATTATGGCTCTTGATCGAGCGATTCGTTGTGGCAATGATACGAGTGCTTCGGTTTATGACAACCGAGGCATTCTCTTTATATGAGGGAGGTGATTGGTTTTGGGATTTTTATCGTCGTTTTTTAAGGCAAGAGATAAGCCTACTGACAGAGCAGTGAGTTCCAACTATACATTTCTAATGGGCTCTACCACAGCGGGTAAAACAGTGACCGAACGGTCGGCACTTCAAATGACGGCCGTATACTCTTGTGTTCGAATATTAGCTGAAGCAGTAGCAGGTCTTCCTCTACACCTTTATCGTTATACAGAGGATGGTGGCAAGGAAAAAGCAATTGACCATTCCCTATATAAACTTTTGCATGATGAACCAAATCCTGAGATGAGTTCTTTTGTGTTTAGAGAAACAATGATGACTCATCTTTTATTATGGGGGAATTGTTATGCGCAGATTATTCGTAATGGCAAAGGTGAAGTTGTAGGACTCTACCCCTTGATGCCAAATCGGATGTCAGTTCATCGAGATGAGAGTGGGCAGCTCTATTACTTATATACCAGAGGTGCAGATGATGTGAACAGTACGAAGGGTATGACAGTAAAACTTAGTACCTCCGATGTACTTCATATTCCCGGACTCGGGTTTGATGGACTGGTTGGCTACTCCCCGATTGCGATGGCTAAAAATGCGATTGGTCTAGCCATTGCAACAGAGGAATATGGAGCCAAGTTCTTTGCTAACGGTGCTGCTCCAAGTGGTGTGTTGGAGCATCCGGGAACGATTAAAGAACCTGGGAAAGTCAGAGAGGCTTGGCAGTCACAATTTGGTGGCAGTGCCAATTCCAACAAAATAGCTGTGCTTGAAGAAGGGATGAAATATACACCGATTTCTATCTCACCAGAACAAGCACAATTCCTTGAAACAAGGAAATTTCAAATCAATGAAATTGCTCGGATTTTTAGAGTCCCTCCCCACATGGTAGGCGACCTTGAAAAATCGAGCTTTTCAAATATTGAGCAACAATCCCTTGAGTTTGTGAAATACACCTTAGACCCGTGGGTAGTGCGTTGGGAGCAAACCCTAGCACGCACCCTTTTTACACCGGAAGAAAAGAAAAAATACTTCTTTAGATTCAATGTAGAAGGTCTGCTTAGAGGGGATTATGTTAGTCGTATGAGCGGATATGCCACAGCAAGGCAGAACGGTTGGATGAGTGCCAATGATATTCGAGAGCTTGAAAACCTAGACCGTATCCCAGCAGAGGACGGTGGTGACATGTACCTTGTCAACGGTAATATGCTCCCTCTTACAAAGGCAGGTGCATTCGCAAAAACAAACGAGGATGGAAAGGAGGAAGACTTGGATGAAGAACAAGATGTTTTGGCGATGGAAGAACCAAGCAAGCGAACAAGAAGAACGAGTTCTTGAGCTTTATGGAACAATCGCTGAAGAAAGCTGGTTTGATGATGATGTGACCCCGCAGATGTTTAGAAATGAACTCTTTAGCGGAAAAGGACCCATCACCTTATGGATTAACTCACCGGGTGGAGATTGCATTGCCGCAAGTCAGATTTATACCATGTTGATGGATTATCCAGATGAGGTCACCGTCAAGATTGATGGGGTTGCAGCATCAGCTGCTTCTGTCATTGCCATGGCAGGAACAAAGGTATTGATGGCTCCGACAGCACTGATGATGATTCATAATCCAGCAACCATCACGATGGGTGATCATGAAGACATGAAACGAGCGATTGAGATGTTAGATGAGGTGAAAGAAAGCATTATCAATGCCTATGAGATTAAGACTGGAGTATCTCGCATCAAACTATCTCATCTGATGGATGCTGAAACCTGGATGAATGCCAACAAAGCCATAGAACTTGGCTTTGCAGACGATGTGCTAAAGGATGAGAAACAATCCGAACCCACTTTTTCTGCCTATGCGTTTTCTAGAAAAGCAGTGGCTACGAATCTGCTAAATAAAATTGCAGAAAAGAATAAACCAATTCAGGCAGAGGAATCTGCCAAACCCCAAGGGCGCTCAATTGATGAACTCAAGGAGCGTCTTTTAATTATCAAAAAATATATATAAATGGAGGAATTTTACTATGACGATTACAGAAATGCGTAACAAGCGCAAAAAGCTCATTGAAACAATGGACGGGTTCTTGGACACTCATAAAACCAAGAATGGCACATTGTCCGCAGAAGATGATAAAACCTACAAAACCATGGAAGATGAGATCACTGAACTCACGAATGAAATCCATCGCATGGAAAGACGTGAAGCAATCGAGGCTGAACTTGAAAAACCTGTCAGCAAGCCAATCATTGAAAATCCGATGAATGGTCGACTGGATAACAGTGAAATTAAAACTGGCCGAGCAGCTGATTCTTATAAGACTGCCATGCTTTCAGCCCTTCGCTCAAACTTCCGTAATGTATCCAATGTCCTACAAGAAGGGGTAGACGCAGATGGTGGCTATCTCGTACCCGAAGAATACGACAGCAGATTGATTGATGGTCTGGAAGAAGAGAATATCATTCGTAAGCTGGGTCACAGAATTACCACATCAGGTGAGCGAAAAATCAATATTGCAGCTACAAAACCTGCAGCTGCATGGATTGATGAAGGTGAAGCACTGACCTTTAGTGATGCTACATTCTCTCAGATTAATCTGGATGCCCATAAACTTCATGTGGCAGTCAAGGTGACTGAAGAGCTGCTTTATGATAATGCCTTCCAGCTTGAGAATTACATTATTAAGGAGTTTTATAAGGCTCTGGCTAATGCGGAAGAAGATGCCTTTATCAATGGTGATGGCACAGGAAAACCTCTAGGCATTCTTGCTGCTAGTGGTGGTGCTGAAGTAGGAGTGACTGCTGCCTCTGCCACAGCAATTACGGCCGATGAAGTGATTAATTTAGTGTATTCACTGAAACGTCCATACCGTAAGAATGCAGTCTTTATTTTAAATGACCAGACCATTGCGGCACTTAGAAAACTAAAGGACGGTAACGGTGCCTATATGTGGCAAGCAGCTCTTGTTGCGGGTGAACCAGATAAACTACTTGGCTATCCTGTTTATACATCTGCTTATATGCCCACCATTGAGGCAGGTGCTAAAACCATTATCTTTGGAGATTTGTCTTACTACAATATCGGCGATCGTGGGTCTCGCTCATTTGCAGAGCTTCGGGAACTTTTTGCTGGCAATGGCATGGTTGGTTTTGTGGCGAAAGAACGTGTTGATGGAAAGCTTGTACTTCCTGAAGCAATCAAAGTTCTTCAGCAGAAAGCCTAACGGAGGTGTGATATGGATTACAACACAAAAAACTACACCGAACAAGGCGGAGATAAAACCGTCATCGCAGGAACATTAGAGATTAAGGAGGGAGCAACCGTAACAGGTCTCCCTTCCTCTTTTACTCCTGCAGAAAACCAAGCACCTAGTGTGGCAGAAGATATTACGAGTTTAGTTGCTGATTTTAATGCATTGCTTTCAAAGCTTCAAACAGCAGGACTCATGGAAGCTGATTAAAAAGAGAAAGGATGGTAGCGGTATGACACTGATTCAAAAGGTAAAGGCAAACTTGATTTTAGAGCATGAAGCTGATGACGAACTCTTAGAGATGTTCATCGCCGCTGCTGTCAGTTATGCCGAGAGTTATCAGCATGTACCAGAAAATTTCTATAGCGAAAATCCTATGCCACCGACTACAGAGCAAGCCATTATTATGCTCTCTTCTCATTTTTATGAAAGTCGAGATGGCAGCACGGGTGGCTTTTTTGCAGATAATGTGCAAGCCGGTCAGCAGGTGTGGAATACGGTCAACCTGCTATTAAGGCTTGATCGGGATTGGAAGGTGTAAAAATTGAAGGCGAGGTACTGGTTGTGAGTTTCGGAAAAATGAATGGATTTGCTGACATTAAGGAAATAACAAAAACAAAAGACAATGAAGGATTTGCGACAACATCAGAAACCGTGATTGCTTCGATTCGAGTCTACCGGGAAGGGCGTCATGGTAGTGAGCGCTGGGCTAACCTGGCTACTTTTTCAGAGGCTACGGATTTATTCAGGTTTCGTGCTATTCCAGAAGTTGAGGTTACGACAGAACACTTTATTGAATGTGATGGAGAACGTTTTGATATTACCTCGGTAGAAAACGTAAAAGGTCGAGGGATGTATACAGAAGTTTTGGCAAAGAAGGTGGTGAGCAGTATTGGCAAAAGTTGATATTAAGATGCCCGATGAATTTCTACTTAAGGTTTCAAAGCTTGGATCTGACTTTGACCCTGTTGCCGAAAAGGTGCTAAAAGCAGGTGGCGAAGTCGTTTTCAATCGAACGAAGAGCAATCTTTCTGCTGTAATCGGTAAAGGTACAAAGCATGAATCACGATCAACGGGTGAATTAGAAAAGGCACTCGGTGTCACTTCAGTCAGGCTAGATAG